TGTACCTTTTGACTTAGACCCACTCATCGTTCCTGAGTATACTGAGGAAACTGAGGAAAAAAGGAAGTTTGTCCAAAATTTGGATAATCTAAGACCTTCAACAGTAAGCACCGCTGACCTACGTGATAGAAGGAAGGAGCAAGATGTTAAATCATCTGCTCCATCTTCTCTCGTCGACAGCATTAAAGACCTAATGCCCAGCAGTCCAGAACATGAGCTTACTAACGGCAATTTTGAAGGGAATGAGTTATGAAAAAGAACGTCTTTATAGTAAATAAGTCATCGCATGACTTTTCTGCAGCGAGGAACTATGGAGATGTAATCTTTCTCAGTGAAGGACCTATGAATCGTTATTCTACCAACAACATGATGAGAGTCTTTACTGAGCGTATGAAAGATTCTACAGAAGAAGACTACATAGTTCCTTGCTCTTTAAACGTCATGAATAGCATAGCTTGTGCAATTTTCGCTCATAAACATAGCAAACTCAACTTATTACTTTTTAAAGGTGGTATCTACATTGAGAGAAACCATGTCTTAAGATAAAGGAGGTGATTAACTTGTATCGACTAAAGCTAACTACCACTGATGGTAGAACTATCCTTGGCCTTTTCGTCCATAACTCAGATCAAATCCTCATGGAAAGAAAAGTTAGGAAAATGTCTTGGATGCTTCCTAGAAATAAAGAAGGTGAAATCATAGGTGCTGCTAATCTTGAGTTCATCAAAGTAAAAAGCTATCCTAAGTCTGCTATCTACAAATCAGATGCAGCCTACTGGGATCATGAAGAGTCACTATTAAATAAGCTTAATAAACTAACGGAGGAATGGGAGCCTTATGATCACAGAGAGAACATTGAAGAAATGGAGGAAGGAAGCACTACTTGAAAATAGTGACTATGCTAATCTACCACCTGATGCAAAAGATCATAATGCACTTGTGTATATAAATGAGTTACATAGTCGCATTCTTCGTATGACTCAAGAATTAATGGACTTACATTTAATAAAGAGAGGAAAATAAGATGCTAATCCCCTACCACCCTACGTGGGATATAAAAGATTCATCTAAACTAGACACCTCCATCGAGTGTCTACGGCAATACTTCTTTCGTTACCTTCTCGGCTGGCGTCCTGATTACCCTGAACATGACCTTTACTTCGGTCAAGCTTGGCATCTCGCTCGTGAGTACCAACTACTAAACGGCTACCAAGATTTCCAAGGCGCTTATCAAGTATTTGAAGAATACTACCGCAAGGAATTTCCACCTGAAGGCGACGAACTCTACAAACCTAAAACTCCAACAGGTGTACTAAACGCTCTGATGGAATTTGAAGCTCAATACTCTCGTGACTTAATTGACAATGAAGTAGTTGAAATAGACGATGTCAAGATGACTGAAATTTCAGGCACTGTACCTATTGACGAAAATCGTACAATCTGCTATCGAATGGACTCTGTAATGAGGAGATTGGAAGACGACAAAATCTTCTCCTGGGATCATAAAACTACTCACGAAAAGTATCTATTAGGTCGACAGTGGTCTGAGAACTTTCACTTAAGTTTCCAGAATGGTACTTACACTCACTGCCTTTACTGTATGTTTCCTATTGAGCAAGTCTTAGGCATCGAATTCTGCGGTGTAGGTTTTACGTTCCTCAAGCGTGGATCTAAGAATCGCCCAGCAGGTTACCATGCTTCACTACGTAGAGTCCCTGCTTTTAAAACTCCTGAGCAAATGAATACTTGGCTCTGGACTATTAACAATCAGATGGATGTACTAGACCGTGAGATGGATCGTCTCTCACATTGCAAGGAAGGTGACAGCGTCTTAATGGCATTCCCTATGAACCCTAAATCTTGCACCAACTATCGAGGCTGCCCATTCCACGACTATTGCCTAGCATGGCAAAATCCACTACAATATTGCTACGAACCACCTATTGGTTTTAGAATTGAGTTCTGGAATCCAATGGAGCAGGATACTAGAAATAGAAAAGACCTTGAATGGAAAGGGGATAATTAATGTCTTCTAGATTAATGGAAGAGTGTTTTGAACTTGAAAACTTTACAGATAACTACATATCTATTGAAGTAGATAAAGAAACTTTCTTTATCGTAGTCGACCCATATATAATTAATCTATCAGACTTACTTAACATGAAGCCTGGATCTATAGGTATAATAAGAATGCGTAGACCTGGATGGGGAAACTATGATGTAAGAAAAGCTATTCAAGTAGTAAAAGTAAATGGAGGTGTTTAATGCTAACACTTGAAAATACACTAAAGCTAATCAACGACTTAAAAAGACCTGATCAAGAGTTCTACGTTGAAGATCAATGGGGAAGACTTTACGAGGTAGAAGATGTCAGAATCTCAGATGATATGTTGATAGTTGACATTGACTTTATTGAATCAAAGGGGAGTAACTAATGAAAATATTAAGTAATAAAGAAATTGAATATAAAGACTGGTATGATAAAAATGACGATCCTTATGGTAAAGCTTGTCTTATTTTTGCTGAAAGATGGGCAGAACTGATGGAAGAAGCTATAGCCAAAGGAGAAAAACTTGAGTTAGTAGCTAAACAACTATCTCATGATGCTGACGAAGAAGGAATAACAGGCTTTATGTACGGTATGGCAGTTAATATTCTCTCTAGTGTCTGGATACATGGAGAGAAACTAAGAATTTGGCATAATCTCAATACCCAAATAAGTAATGAAGGAGAAAAAGCTAATGAATCTGGAAAGGTTTTAAATCCAGCACTTTTAAATATAGGAGGTAACTAACTGTGGCCTACGATTACCATAAGGAACTACAAAAAGTAAAGGAATTTTACGAGGGTGATCCATTACAAAAGCGTTTCTCAGCACTTGTAACAGGGGAAACTAACGCTGGGAAAACTTTCATTCTCCGTACAGCACGGCGTCCTATTCACATAGACTCCTTTGACCCTGGTGGAACTAAATGCTTACGAGACCTCATCACTAACGGAGACGTAATAGCTGACACTCGCTGGGAATCTGATGATCCTTTCAGTCCTACAACTTTCGCTGAGTGGAAGAAAACTATTGATATAAGAATGAGAATAGGTTATTTCAATCACTTTGGAACTTATTGCTTAGATTCTGCAACTACTTTTGGCGACGCTGTAATGAATGAACAGTTAGCTAGCAAAAATCGAGCAGGTGAAGCTCCTCAGCATCGTCATGACTATAATCCACAGAAGGTAAGTATGACTAATTATATCAAGAAACTAATGCGCTTACCTTGTGACTTTATCATGACTGGACACTTACGAGAGATTAAAAAGCTAGTCCGTATAGACCCTAAAACTGGGATAGCAACTGAAGATATAAAGTATCGCTTCTTAACAACTGGTCAAGCAGTTGTAACTATTCCACTTCTTTTTGACGAGATCTATGTCATAATAGGTAAAGATGGCAGAGGACGTGAACCTAAGCGTGAAATGCTTATCGACTCACTAGGTGAGTACATTGCTAGGTCACGCTTGAAAGCTAACGGTAAATTAGAAGCAAAGGAGCCTCCTGACATCCGTGCGCTGCTAAAGAAAATAGGGCTAAGTTGGGAGGATAAACCTAAGTTGGATTTGAAAGGAGGTGATAAAGAATGAGTGGAGATCCTTGGAAACATAGAAGTAAGGGTATAAGTTGTGCTACCTGTATGTGGTACATTGAAAAGGTTAAGGCTGAAGGTAGTAAAAACACAGCCCCAATCGGCAGATGTAGACGACACGCTCCCACTATGAATGGTTACCCAGTTGTATTTGAAACTGATTGGTGTGGAGATCACAAGCTAAATGAAAACGTAGTTTAAATAACTTTAAAGAAGGAGAACTTATCATGAGTTTAGTTGACTACAGCGATTTGGAAAGAGACATTGACGATGCACCTGAGCCAAAGATCCTTAATCGTGGAGCAAAAGTAAACGCTCGCATCATCTTTGTAAATGAAGGGATCTCAGACAAGAATGGAGCTCAGTGGTACATGCCTACCTTTGATGTACCTGATGATGCTATGGTAGTTGAGTTCAACGATTTCTTCTGGGATCTCTCAGAGCAAAACAAGGTTGACCCAAAGCAGTTCCAACGTAACCTTTATCGATTCAAGAATTTTGCAGAAGCTTTCGACATTGACTATTCCCGTCCTTTCTCATGGACTGATGATCTCCTAGGTAAGGAAGGTTGGGTAATCCTTGGAGTTAAGAAAGACGACTATGGTGAGAAGAATTCCGTCTCAAAGTATGTCTCGGGAAAGTAACCAAGCCTAGAATGGTTGAAGATGATGAGATTCCATTTTAGGCATTATTCAATGATTGTACGAAATTCGTACAAACTTGTTAAGGTGAGGGTGTGGAAACTGGTGGGCAAAGCAAAGTGTAGCCTTAACAAGTCCATCCAATAATCGAACAAACTTAAAAAAGGAAGCAGCTATGACTAACGAACAATTTTTTATCGAACTTGAATCAGCTTTCCTTCGTAGTAAACGAGTCCTTGATAAAAAAGGAAAGGAATACTCTGAAGGAGTCGACCGCTTTGATCAATTCAAGAAAGCAGGGATCCTTAATAATGTCTCACCTACTGAAGCCCTCTGGGGTATGGCTTCTAAACACATTATCTCAGTGGCAGACATGGTTAAAGATCCTGTAAACTATAGTCTAAAACAGTGGAGAGAGAAAGTAGGTGACTTAAGAAACTATACCTTTCTACTTGAAGGATTGTTAATTGACTTAGAGGTGAAGTAAGTGTTTAATACTTGGGCAGTATGTTTAGGAACTATGACTAGATACATTCAATCAATCTGTTATAAATGTGACCCTCGTCACTATACACCTGGTAAAACAATCCAGGTAGATAACGAGGGTTGCTGTACTTCATGTGAGAGGGATATAATGACTAAAATCTGTAATCCATTAGACTCTAAAATATATGCTAATGTACAACCAGAACGAGAAAATTACTACAGAGAAAAACTAAAGCGCTGGGATACCTACTTCTACTCTATCTGTGTTGCAGTAGCTTCTAAATCACCTTGCCTTTCTCGCCAGATAGGTGCTATC